ATCGCCACGGCGATGATGGCGCTGGCGGCTGGGCGCGAGGTTTCGCATCCGCGCATCGGCAGCGTCACGGTCGTCGATGGCGTGCTGCGCATCAACAATGTCGCGGCCGATGCGCTGGTGTTGCCAAGCTGCGCGCTGTTCGATGGGCGCTGGCGCATGGATTCGGTTGCGCAGTTCCTGCGCTCGATGCACGAAGATTTGGGCGTAGCAGCGGACTGATTGGTTCTCGCGCCACGCATCCGATGATCGTTGGCACCGTGCGCGAGAGCAAGCTTTGCCGTGATACCTGGCATAGTTAATATTTGTTGTTTTTTTGCAACAACGTTGTATAGTTACAACAACCGCGTGGGGTATCCACGGCAATCTAGGAGGTAGGAATGGAAAATGGCACTGAAGTAGTCGAGCAGGCACCGGTTGAAGAGGTTTTGCCGGAACAGACTGATGCACCAATCGAAGGCGAGCAAAAGGAAGCAGAAGAGCCGAAGGCAGAGGAAAGCGAAGCGGATAAACTCCGTCGCGCCAAGAATCGCGCCCAACGTGATTACTTCCGCGAGCAAGCCAAACGTGAGGCGCTGGAACGCGAGGTTGTAGAGCTTCGCAATCGTTCCAATCAGGTGCGGTCTGAACAACCGCAAGGCATCCGCCCAGAGCAGTTTGCTTCACAGCAAGAGTATGAGAATGCTGTATTTCAGAACGAGGTAGAGCGCCGAGTGCGTGAAACCTTGAACAAGGTGCAGCAAGAGTCAGACCAAGCGAAGCAGATGCGAGAGGCACAGGAAGCCGCTAAGTCTTTCAATCAGCAAATGGATGAGTTGCGTGAAACGACACCGGACTTTGAAGAAGTTCTGGAGCGTGCGCAAAGTCTTGAAGTTTCTCCGGCTGTAGAGCGAGCAATGCTGAATGCCGATAAAGGCCCAGCGATTGCGCTGTATCTCGCTAAAAACCCGGATGAACTGAAACGGCTGAACTCGCTGTCTGTTGAACGGGCATTTATTGAAGTCGGTAAGTTGGCTGTTACGGCCAGTTTGCCAAAAGCAAAACCAACTGGTGCGCCAGCGCCTATCACTCCTGTAGCTAGTCGTGCTGCTGTGTCGAAAGACCCGGACAAGATGAGTACAGAAGAGTGGATGGCTTGGCGCGAAAAAGACCTAGCGTCCAAGCGACGCTCTCGATGAAGGATTGAATCATGGCTGATAGTATTCTTACCCCAACGATGGTTACTCGCGAAGTTCTTCGCGTACTCCATCAAAAACTCAACTTCGTTGGCAATGTGAATCGTACTTACGACGATTCCTTCGCTAAGACTGGCGCAAAGATTGGTACAAACCTGTCTATTCGCCTGCCTAACCAATACACCGTTCGTACCGGTGCCACGTTGTCTGCACAGGACACGACCGAAACAAGCACCACGCTTGCAGTTTCGACGCAAAAGGGCGTCGATTTGAACTTCACCTCGCAAGACTTGACGATGAGCTTGGATGACTTCTCCCAGCGCATTATCGAGCCTGCAACGGCGGTTCTTGCTGCTAACGTTGAAGCTGATGCGCTGAGTATGGCGCTGGATGTGTATAACAATGTCAATAACGTTGGCTCTGCTATCACATTCAATAAGCTGATGGTTGGTCGAAAGGTTTTGAATGACAACCTGACGCCGATGGACAACAGCCGAACCATGCTGCTGAACACGCAGGACAACGTCGATTTGGTCACTGACGTTAAGGGTCTGTTCCAAGACTCTGACACCATCGCCAAGCAGTACCGTGAAGGCCTGATGGGGCGCACTGGTGGTTTCAATTTCTACGAAAACACCCTGCTAGCTTCTCAGACTACTGGTACAGCACTGTCGGCGACTACTTACACCGTCAATGGTGCAGGCCAAACCGGTGCGGCAGTAACTATCGCAACCGGCGCGACTACATTCAAGAAGGGCGATATCATCACCTTCGCAGGCTGTAATCGTTGCCATCCTGAGTCCAAGGCTGATACCGGTGTTCTTCAGTCGTTTGTTGTTACCGCTGACTATGCTGGCGGTGGCGGCAATATCTCGGTATCGCCGTCGATTGTTGCCTCTGGTGGTCGCCAGAACGTTACCGCATCGCCTACCAACGGCGGCGCAGTGACTAAGGTTGGTGGCGCATCGGCGGTGTACAAGCCTTCGCTGGCATTCCACAAAGACGCTTTTGCTTTCGCCACGGCTGACCTGATTATGCCTTCTGGCGTGGATTGGGCCGCTCGCGAAAACCAAGATGGTCTGTCGATTCGTATGATCCGCCAGTACGACATCAACTATGACAAGTTCCCGTGCCGTCTGGACATTCTGTACGGTTACAAGACGATCCGTTCTGAACTTGCTTGCCGCATCCTGAGCAACTAACTGTAGGGGGGCTTCGGCCCCCTACTTTAAGGAGTTTGTATGGAATTCCAAGAATATCCGAAGTCTCTGTATTGGCCTGGATGGGAAGACCTATCTGCAACTATCGTCGTCAATGATAAGGATGAGGAAAAGAAGGCCCGCAAATCCGGATTCAAGATGATGGCAGAGTTTGGTTCCCCAGCTGAAGTAACACCTGATCCTTCCAAGGATTAAGAGTCATGGCAACAGCTCTGTCTATCATCAATAGGGCATTGTCAATCATTGCAATGGTCGGAGAAGGTGAATCGCCTTCTGCCGATACATTGTCTGATTCGCTCGGTGTTCTAAATTCGCTTGTCGATGAGCTTCAAATCATTGGCTTGATGAACTACGCCAAGCAAACGGAGCTATTTTCGACCACTGGAAACACTAACTCTTACACCATCGGACCGTCTGGAGTGTGGGTTACAACCCGCCCCGTTGAAGTGCTTGGTGCCTACATCCGTGATAACGGAGTCGATTACCCAATCAAAGTTGCAGAGTATGAGTTCTACAACAACGTAGCATCAAAGAGCATTACTACAACTTACCCTGAGTGGCTGTACTACAAGCCAGATGCTCCAAACGGTACGATCTATCTCTGGCCGACGCCGCTTGTATCAAAGCCAATCTACGTTGAAACAAACGTACAGATGGCTTCTTTCACTACCGTAAATACTGACATCCCACTTCCGCAGGGATATTTCAACATGCTGGCCTACAACCTCGCGGTTGATCTGGCCTCACTTTTCAATGTACCGCTTGAGGTAAAAGAGTACCAGCGCGCAGAGCATCTTATTCAACTTGTACAGCGTGCAAATCGTCGCCCAATTGTGCGTGATGTGGAAGTCGCAGCAAAGCGTCGTTACAACATATACCGTGACTACTGATGAAGCGCGTAACCGCTCCAATTATGGGTATGGACTCGCAAGCAAGATACGATACGCTTGCGAACTCGCGTCTTTACAACATGTTCCCCGAATCTGTGACATCGGACGGGAAACAGGCATCTGCATTTATCCGCTGGCTTGGCAAGTCTGAATACGCATCAATTGCCACTGGTGAAGTGCGTGGCATGTGGAAGGCTTCAACTGGAACCGGATATGCGGTAATTGGCAACACGGTTTATAAAGTCGCGCTAGGCGTTCTCACAAGCATCGGAACCATTACGACTACAGCCGGTAGAGTCTCCATACGAGACAACGGAACACAGTTGATGATTGTTGATGGTGTTTTTGGATATATCGTCACCTTGGCGACTAATGCTATGGTGAAGATTACTGATGTAGATTTCCCAAATGGGACGCGTTACATATCCTACATTGACACATATTTCATCTGTGGCATGCCTTCAACGCAGCAGTATTTCATTTCTGACTTCAACAATGGTCTATCGTGGAATGCGCTGGATTTTGGCACGGCTGAATCAGATCCTGACTTCATTGTCTGCGACATTGAATTGAACCGTGCTTTGTATCTTATTGGAGTCAATACCACGGAAATAATGACGGATTCGGGGGATAAAAATTTTCCATTTACCCGTTCAGCACTGATTGAGACAGGCTGTATAGCGCCTAATTCTGTCGTTAAAGCAGACGGCGGAATCTTTATGGTTGGGCAGAATAAGGATGGTGCAGGGGTTATTGTTCGCCTATCTGGATCTAGTTCGGCTAGGGTAAGCACTCATCCAATTGAGTACCAAGTAAGCAAAATGACGCGCATTGATGATGCGATTGCAACATCATTCCAAGATAGCGGGCATACATTCATTCAATTCACATTCCCGACTGACAGCAAGTCATTTACGTTCGACGTTTCAACACAAGCATGGTTTGAGACTGGGTATCTAGATTCCGGCATCTTCTCGCGTGATCGCATAAATTGCCATATGTTCCACGAAGGGAAGCATTTGGTAGGTGATTACACTAACGGGAAGATTTATACCGCATCGCAGGATATTTACTCAGACAACGGCGCTGACATGATCTGCCTTCGCTCGTTCCGCATGCCTGACTCACAGAGAAAGCGCGTTCTGTATGGGCGGATTGAGCTTGATCTTGAATTTGGCGTAGGCCTTGATGGTGGTGGTCTTTATACAGACCCGAATGTGATGATCCGTTATTCCGATGACAACGGGAAGACGTGGAGCTCTAGCAGGACAGCACAGATTGGGAAGATAGGGGAATACACGAAGAGAGCCTATCTCTTCCGCTGCGGAACGTCACGGACAGCAAGAATCTGGGAAGTATCCTACAGCGAACAAACAGCCTTTGCGATTGCTGGCGCTGTATGCGATGTGGATGAGTGCTATGCCTAAGCGCGTTCCTCGTGACTGCATTGACAAACTTGGCCTAGAGTGGCTTGGATTTCTTCAGCAGATGGAGCCATCCAAACAGCAACCCGTCACGGTAACCATAGCCGCTAGTCCTGCTGTCGTCTCCAATTCTGAGACTGGTGACATTGTAGTTTCAGGCGGGACGGTATCCAACATAGAACTATCGAGAAACGGCGCCGCTTATATCTCTTTGGGTTTAACTAGCGGCATGTTTAGAGTAACATTCAATGACTTGTTGCGCATAACATACACTGTTGCGCCAGCGGTACATTACTTACAGGTGTAGCTATGGCTGATACATTCGACTGGTCTTCTCTGATTGGCCCTGCTGCAAGTGCGGGAACACAGCTTTACGCAAACAATCAGGCAAGAAACTCAATTAGTGACGGGCTTGGCGCGCAGCAACAATACGCAAGCGCAGCGCAAGGGAATCTACAGCCCTATGCCCAGCTTGGAGCCACGGCCATTCAGGGATTGCAGAATATGCAGTCTCCGAATTACGACCTCACCAAACTTCCCGGCTACTCTTCTGGCTTGGCTCAAGGCGAGCAGGGCATTAACCGTGCGCTGGCGGCGCGTGGTCAGTATGGTTCCGGTGGCGCGGGTAAAGAGCTTGCCAAGTACAACCAAGACTATGCCAACACGCAATATGGGAATGAATGGAATAGACTCGGCACACTGCTGAACTCAGGCCAGAACGCATCAAATGCCATTTCTGGCATCAATCAGAATCTTGGTAATTCGGCGGGTGCTGCCGCGATCCAAAGAGGAAATTCTTCTGCAAATACCACGCTCGGAATTGGTACGACCTTGGCTAACTACCTTGGTGGCTCATCCAGCAATGGACTAGGCGCCGCTACTGGTAACCTGCTTAGTTCTGCCGGTAACGGCGCTTCAAGTCTCTGGAACAACTACTTCAATCAAGGAAACGGCTACAACGCCGATGGTTCGATGTACGGATCCACCTATACCGGTTCTGGTAACACAATCGGTTCGCTTATTGGGGCGGGCGGTTTTAACGGATCAGGCGGTACGGACTACTGGTCTGGCTATACGCCGACTAATACATCACAAGATCAATCCTATCTGGATTACATGAATAGTCTGGATCAGTAATGAAGCTCGCTGACCTGTTATCTCGTCACGGCGCAATGACTTCTAAAGGCGGTCAGGACACCGTACCGGCGTTGATTAACCCGCGTGAAGCCATGATGCTCAAGATGATGGGCGGATCGGGCCGGGTTGATCCTCAGACGGGCATGCTGCATTTTGATAATGAGTCAGACAACGGAACCAATGAAGGTTCTGGTGGCGGGTATGGCGGTGCGGTTACAGACAGCAGTGGTAATACTGTTACAGACTCTGACGGTAATGCCGTAGGCTTTGGTGGGTACTACGACTCTGGTGGTCTGGGTGACTACAACCTGCATAAAGATGACCCGCTGTACAACTACGTAAGCGGGTGGGGGTCTGGCGGACTTTCCGCCCTTGCTGGCGCTACGCAGGCGGTAGTTGGGTCTCTTGATGGCGTCCGTGAAACAACACAAGCTAGAAATGGCTGGGGGGAGTGGGCAAACGCTAATCCAAACCTATCCAATTTTCTAGGTGCTGCGGCTTACTTGGTAAATCCTGCACTAGGTCTTGCCTATAACGTAGGGACACAAGCATCAAGAGGGAATAACCTAGGCGTTGTCTCTACGGCTGCTAATGCTCTAGGTGGCCCTTGGGCGGGTCTTGCAGTGAATACCGTGGGTAATCTGGCAGAAGGGCGTAATGCTAATGTTGTCGGTAGTCTTATTGGCGCTGCCTTGAATTCATCTGGTAACGGATGGGGACAGCTTGCTGCATCACAGTTCAATCGTGGATCTGTTGAACAAGCTCTTGCAGGGAACTATGCGAATCAGGCTCAAGGATTTGGGATCGGCTCTGCGCTATCTAGCTTAGGCATAAACAATAGCGGTTCAGGATTGACGGGCAGCGACTATACCGGTAGTGGGTACAATTCTGATTCAGGCACATCTCAATCGCCCGGGAATTCAATTTCCAGCGAGTTGACTTCTTCCGGCAATGGAACTATGGCGGGCATTCTCTCGATGAGGTATGCCGGACAGCCTGGGCAGTTCAATGCCTACAGCACGCCCTATACTGCTGCGCAGATGTCACAAATGCCTTATGTGAATGCTCCGGTATCTCAAACGCCGCAGGCAATACAAAGTCTGCTGCAAAATGGACAACAAAGCACTTCCATGTACCGACAGCCTAGAAGCTTGTCCAGCATGCTGAATACAGGTGATTACTATGCCGATTGATGCAAGCATCTTCAATCAAGTACAGACTGATACGCCGCTGAAGCTGGCTCAGATTCTGTCGCCTCAGAATATTCAGAACATTGGACTTCAGCAGGCCGACACGCAGAACAGGCTGTTACAGACGCAGCGTGCAACCAAACTCAGCCAGCTACTGAACGAGGGCGCTCCTGATCCTGCAACAATGGCGCAGAAGCTTTCGAACAACGGATACACACAAGAAGCTGCGAACATGCAATCGGTTGTCGATGCCGCGCAGCAAAGACAAGATGCAGAACGCC